TCTTTTAAAATGTTCCTTTCCAACATCACTACGGGCTGTCATTACTTTGTTATAAGTTGGCTGTTTACTGTAAAATACAATAATATTCTCGTGATATTTCATAGGTTGTCTATTTGCTAAAACAAAATTTGAAGGCATTGATTTCTCCCAAATCCACTCATACTTGAACATCTTCATATTGCTTGCAATCAGTGTTGTAGTGAACGGTTGCGATGCTGTCAGGACAATTGCACCATTTGGCTTGATGATACGCTTGTACGCAGCCCAGAGAGGCTCAAACGGAATAATCACATCCCAAGAGCAAGCAGTCGTTTCGTATGGCAAATCACATAAAATCATATCCACACTTCTATCGTCGAGTTTCTTCATCAACTCCAGACAGTCACCGCAATAGACCTCATTCAGTTTTAGCATTTATTAACCTTATTCAAAAGAGTGTTTTCTGACTGCCGGTTAAAATAGTTTTACAGCGTACATAGTTATCCTCAGAATCGATAACCGGGATCAAGTGAGCTGTTTCTGTATTGAAGGGATCCTTTTCGAGTCGCGCTCCGATCACTGTGAAACGATGGCAGTTCTTAGGACGATGTTCCTGGCAGATCAAACAAGCATTCAGTCCTTTAACTTGATCAATCAGGTTGCCCAGTGCAGCGTCTGTGATTGGCTGTCCTCTACCGCCGAGGACGTTTCCTTGCCAGTTGTACTCAATGTCAGTGCGGTTAATTTCCCAGCGGAGTCCATTCTTATTGAATCCAGCTTTGTCTGAAGAGGGATAGCTTCGTACGTCGATAAGGTGATCGATCTGATACTCTTTCAGTATTACAATCAACTGCTGAATGGTGATTTTCTCATAGCCGATACTGAAAAGCATGATTTCTCCTTGTATTATGGACAAGTAATATAATAAAATTATTATACAAATGCAAGTAGATATTATTTGACAAAGTGTCAATTTATAAGTATATATTGTATAGCATAGTATTTTTCGGGTGGAAAGATGAATAAGAAGAAATTAAAGAAACCAAAACCTCGTCCTCGTGGCAGACCTCCCTCTGTCTCTGTCAAGCAACTCATTAAAGCCCTTAAACTTTCCGGTGGAAACGCCTCTGATGCCGCCGAACAGTTAGGAGTTCATTCCGAAACTGTTAGAAATCGGATCAGAAACTCCGTTAAATTACGAAGATTAGTTGATGTGATTCGTGAAGACACCATTGACCTCGCTGAATCTGAAATGCTTAAGCTCCTTAAAAATGGAGACGGACCAATGATTCGGTTTATTCTCTATACTATTGGTAAGACTCGCGGCTATATCCGGCGCTCTCAAGAGCAACTTGTAGGTAAAAACGGCGAGCCTGTTGATCCTGTTGGTTCTTCTCCAGATAGGGATATGCCAGCGTTCACCGAGGCGGAGCTGCGCAAGATCGTTGCCGAGGTTGAAGCAAGCAACATTGTTGCAGAAGCTAAAAAAATAACGAATAGTGAATAGTGAATAGTTTAACTGACATTATCAGGGTATTTCCCCGCAAAACTACAGCTACGCCGGATGATGATTTGGTGAGAATTGGTGTCCTGCCAACAATGTTTGATAAAGCTGATGAAGTTCATATCTCTGTTACATTCAAGGAGGATTTGGGAATTGCTGATTATCTTTATAGCCAATGGAAGCATGTTGCGGACACAAAGATTGGTGGAGCAGCAACAGGTCAATCTTCTGGCGAGTTTGTGCCTGGAATGTATCTGAAACATGGCTATACAATAACGAGTAGAGGCTGCCCTAATAACTGCTGGTTTTGCGATGTATGGAAGCGTGAAGGTGATGTAAGGGAGATCGAAATTAAACCGGGTTGGAATTTACTCGATGATAATATACTGGCTTGCTCTGACGATCACATCAAAGCTGTATTCAAGATGCTCGGTGAACAAGATCGACCGGCAGAGTTGACGGGTGGACTTGAAGCTGCAAGGTTGAAACAATGGCATGTTGAAGAGCTTTACAAACTTAAACCGAAACAACTATTTTTTGCTTACGACACACCGAACGATTACGAACCTCTCGTTGAAGCATCAAAGTTACTGTTAGCAGGAGGGTTTACTGCATCACCCAAGAGTCATAGATTACGCTGTTATGTATTATGCGGCTATCCGAAAGACACCTTTGAAAAAGCAGAGCTAAGAATTAAACAAGTTGCAAAATTGGGATATTTCCCAATGGGGATGGTTTATCAAGGTAAGTCTGGTATAAACTCCGAATGGCGAGCATGGAGGCGGTTATGGTGTAATCCATATATTATACATTCACTGTTGAAACATGAACAATAAACGCCTCATAGAAGCTGCCAAGCTTGCAAAGATTGCACTCGCACGTCGTCGATTGCTGGATTTCACGCAATACACATTCCTAACCTATCAAGCTGGGTGGTTTCATACTCACGTATGCGAACGACTTGAACAGTTTTTTAGGGATGTGCAGGAGAAAAAAAGCCCACGTCTAATGCTGTTCGCTCCACCCCGACACGGCAAATCGGAACTCGTTTCACGGCGTTTTCCGGCGTGGGCTTTTGGGCGTGATCCCGATCTTCAATTTATAGCGACCAGTTATGCACAATCACTCGCCAGTGATATGAATCGTGACACGCAAGGCATAATGAAAGACCCGTCATATAATGAATTATTTCCTGGAACGGTGCTCCCAGGGAAAGGAATTTTTGCAGTTGATGGTAAAATGAAGAAGTGCGATAGTGAGCAATTTGGGATTGTAGATCATGAAGGTCAGTATCGATGTGCTGGAGTTGGAGGTGGAATAACGGGATCGGGCGCTAATATCTTTATAATTGACGATCCTATTAAGGGTGCAGAAGAGGCTGATTCCGAATTAACCAGAGAAAAAGTATGGCGTTGGTATTTGTCAACAGCCTCAACACGGCTTGAGCCGGGCGGCGGAATGCTTTTGATGATGACTCGCTGGCATACTGACGATATTGCAGGGCGGCTACTCGAAGAAATGGAAAATGAAACAGGTGATAAATGGGAGGTCGTTTCATACCCAGCAATCGCTAAAGAAGATGAAAAATACAGAAAACAGGGGGAGGCATTACATCCGGAACGTTATTCACTTGATGAGCTGAAGAAGTTTAAAATTGGAAAAGGCACTCGTGTTTGGAATTCACTCTATCAGCAATCACCAACGGATTATGAAGGCGGGTTCTTTCAGCGAAATTGGTTTGAAATTGTTGAGGCAGCTCCCGCAACCGGCAAAGTATGTCGATACTGGGATCGTGCTGCAACTGAGCAGGACGGCAAGAATGACCCAGATTGGACAGCGGGGCCAAAGATGCGCAGAGACAAAAATGGTATCTTTTACATTGAAGACGTTGAGCGGTTTCGTGGATCACCGTTTCAGGTTGAAACAAGAATTGCAAACACAGCGTCACAGGACGGACGGTTATGCAAAATAGGACTTGAACAGGAGCCGGGTGCATCTGGGAAAGCAGAAGCAAATTATTATACGAGAGTACTGTCCGGTTATAATGTCAAAGTGGATTCTCCGCAAGCGTCAAAGACCGTAAGAGCGTCTCCGTTTGCAGCACAAGCAGAAGCGGGAAATGTTAAATTAGTACGTGGTAAGTGGAACAAAATCTATCTTGATGAGCTATGTGAATTTCCAACTGGGAAACATGATGACCAGGTTGACGGCTCATCTGGTGCTTTTCATCAGCTGGACGAGAGCCGTTATTCAATGTATACTCAAATGTGATCTGTTTGCATAACTGATATTTTTTGATTAAGTTGCTAAAGTTGTAAACTACAAAAACAAAGGAAATTATTATGAATTGCGTACCGAAAGAAAACCTGTTAGCGGTCGATAAAGAAATAAGAGAGACTGCTCGTAAGCTTGCAATGTGTCTCCGTCGTCTATGTCCTGATAATCGAGAAAAATCATTAGCTATTACAAAACTTGAAGAGAGTGTAATGTGGGCTAATGCTTCGACTAATAGGTATTATTTGAAAGAAGATGAAAAAATGTAAGAGATACTAAATAGACAAAGATAGTCATTTATTCACCGTACCTACTTTTTGGTTTCTCGGAAATATTGCTTTATTTTGAGAAGATTTTGCAGTCCGATAATTTAAATCGCTCCTAAGGCTTATGTGAATTTAATAACAAGGTTAATTTGCGTTTTAAGTGTATGTTTTATAGTAAGTTAATTTTTTACTACTGAATAATAGTGTTAGTGTAAGGGTTTTTTGCTGATCAAGTTCAAATAAAATCATGCCAAAGTGTTCAAAAACAGGTGTAAATTTAAGGATATTTTCGATGAAATTAATAGATAGAACAAAGGTTTCAAGTGTAACCCGCAATAGCAAAGCAACTTATGACGGCTGGGGAAATGTAGCCACTGGGCTTGGAATGCTACGGACTGATAAGCGTAAACATTCAAAATTTGATGGACAGCCAGCGCTTGACAGATTAACAGTTACTGCACTTTATCGTAATGATGGATTTTCTCGCCGGATTGTTGACCTTCCTGTTAATGAGATGATTCGTAAATGGATCGAAATTGAAGGCGATGAGGACGGCGTTTTGCTTAATGAGTTGGAGCGTATAAAAGCCAAACCTGCATTAAAAGAACTTTTGAAATGGTCAAAAGTTTATGGTGGAGCTGTCATGTTTTTAGGAATTGATGACTCGCTTACTGTCGAGCAACCGATTAACATTAACTCTCTCCGGGACATTAAATTCTTACGCGTCTATGATCGCTGGCAGGTTCAATGGCAACAATCAGACGTAAATATGGATATGACGAGCGAACTGTTCGGATTGCCGGAATGGTTTACTATTACTCCGCTTTTGAATGCAACTCAGTCTTTCAGGGTTCATCGAAGCCGATTAATAATCATGAATGGGTTAGATGTGCCGGACCTGAATAAAGCTGTAATGCTTGGTTGGGGTGATTCTGTTTATCAACCAGTATTTGAAAAGTTCCGGGCTTTGAATGCTGTTTACGATAGTGTTGAGTTTGTCTTGAACGATTTTATCCAGACAGTAATTAGTATTAAAGGCTTGATGGATCTGATTTCTTCAGGTCACGAGGATGAGGCTCTAAAGCGTGTTCATATCATGGATATGACAAAGCACATTGCAAATACTGTTCTTCTTGATGCTGAAGGTGAAACATACCAGAAACACTCGTCAACAGTGAATGGCTTGCCGGATGTAATAGACCGTTTTGTACAGTCTGTCTCTGCTGTAACAGGGATTCCTGTTACGCTGCTAATGGGTCAAGCGCCGGCAGGACTTTCAGCAACTGGCGATAATGATGTTCGCAACTGGTATGATCGAGTAGCATCAGAGCAATCGACACTCCTTGATGATCCGATTAATTATCTGATTGAGATATTGCTCGCTTCGAAGGACCGCAAAATAAAAGGGTTTGATGCTAAGAATCCGCCGATGATTAAGTACGTTCCGCTTTGGCAGATGACAGAGAAGGAAACTGCTGATATTCACAAGAGCCAGGCAGAAGCTGATAGAATTTATCTTGACACTGGTGTTATCGATCAAACTGAGGTTGCTGAGTCCAGGTTTGGAGGAGATCACTATTCGCTTGAAACTACTCTCGATAAAGAAACTCGCAGAGAACCGACACTGCCGGACGTTGAATAATGTCAACGCTAACGCCGCTACTTAGTCAAATCAAGATCATCCGGCGCGTGATGGGTTTGAGCAAACGGAAACTACATAAAGCTCCGAAATGGCTTTTTCCTAAATCGGTTTATCTTGAATACGATCGTGCGCTACAGTCAATGTATGTCAATAAGATCATTGATGCAGTTAATACGTATCTGATTCCTGAACTTCCTGCAATCGTCACGGCTGCCGATAGACTTCGCCCGGACCGGACTGACCGAATGGACGCTCTTAGTCATCCGCAAATGATTGAAGAGGCTATTAACGCCGTTAATCAGTCGCTTGATGTGACTTATGTTTCGCCTCAGAATATTACTGCCAAGATAGCATTTCAAACGCAGCATTTCAATAAACGGCAATGGCAGAAGATTACAAAGGCTGTTTTTGGAGTTGATGTCTTTTATGATGAGCCATGGCTGCAAGCTGAAATGCAGTCTTTCGCACATACGAATGTTGCACTGATTAAATCGATCCGTGTGAAGTCAGTATCCGATATCGAAAGGATTACGTACCAGGGTGTCCAATCCGGGAGACGGGCTGAAGATATTGCAGTCGATATTAGAAAGCAATACGGCGTAACACGTAATAAAGCAAAGTTGATTGCCAGGGATCAAGTCGGTAAGTTTAACGGTCAGCTAACGAGGTTGAGACAGCTTGACGCGGGAGTTCGTGCTTTCAGATGGTCAACCTCTGGCGATGAGCGAGTACGCCCTCAGCATGATCTGTTAGAAAATCATATTTTCAGTTGGAATGATCCGCCGAGTATCGGCTTTCCTGGTGAACCTGTTCAGTGTCGGTGCATTGGCGAACCTATATTTAGAGGCTTTGAACGATTGCTTAACGAGTAGGAGTGAAGGTTTTACCCCTGTAAATCAATACATCAATAGGTTTGAAATTTGCAGCTTCAATAGCGAGTTCTTCGTCAGTCACAGGGATTTGTAACTTTGGTTTCAGCTTTGGTTTTTGCTTTTTAATCGGCTTAATGTCAGTCATTTTTAATTTCCTTTGTTAGTTTTTAATATATTCAGGGGATTTGATCGGTTGCTTGCAGAGTCTTAATGCGCCCGGACGCGCAGATCGTCTCTGCCAGCCGCCCATATCGCGATATTAACGCGCTTGTCGGTTAATGGATCACTGATGATAAGAACTGAACATCCGTCATCCATCCGCTCTAAGTGAACATTGGCATTTGTGATAACAACCTCGTCAACCAACTGCGTTCTATCTGGTTTGTCTAAGAATTGGCTTATCATACAGGGTAACTCCTTTACAATTTCTCGCCACTTCATTCGTCTCAGGCTTTCCCAGAATCCAACCGGATCCTCGTGTGTTATTCGGTTAATTTTCATCTTTAGCTTCAAGCTCCTCAATGTATTTAAGTAGCATAACGATCATTTTACCCTCAGAACTTAACTGACTGGGGTCGTCTGTGAGATATGAATCTCTACAAACATCAACAGCGATATTACTCATCATTCAAATCTCCTTCTGTTGGTGGGTTAGTTGTTCGGATTTTTTAATCGTCTATGTAAGCGGTTCGGATTAAATAATAATCACCAGATTTGTCTGCTTCGTGTTTGTTTTTAATTTTGTCAAGCAGGATGATTAACTTTCCCAATGTAATCTGTTTAGGATCCATTATTTTTTCTTTCT